TTTTGTGACTGCATCGAAATAAAAGACGAAGAGGATGAGGTTATAGAAGTAAAACACATACCTTGGGAAAAAGATGCTATTCTTAAAGATTTAAAACTTAAGCTTGACCTTGATAAGGCTAACGATTTAGTTCGTCGGGTTAAAGATTACAAGCATAATAAAAAGAAAGGTGAGTTAGAGTCAAAGTTGAAAGACTTAACTATAAACAATGTTTACTTTCTAGAAGCTTTTGGTCCAGAGATTGTTGAGATTAAGGGAGAAAGACATGAAGTCCATCACTCTGACCGTATAGCCAAGTGGGACAAAGATGACCTTATAGACTTTGAAGCCAAAGTATTAAAACTTGAGTTAGCTAAGAAGCATGTAGATGAAAAAGAAAAAAAAGAAAAGCCTATAAAAGAAAGAAAACTAGAGTATTCAAAAATAGACGGACTATTACTAGAGGCTCTAGTTGAAAAACATGAAGAAGGCAGACCAGAAAAGATGGTCGAGTATTTAAAACTTAGAAAAGAAATAAAAGATAAACATCCATTGGAGGATTAAAATGCCAGGTTACAAAAAAGACGTTGCTAAAATCATAGTTAAAAAACTTAAAAAAGGTGGAAAAGTTGAACTATCTCCAGACGCTAAAAAGATACCTGGAGAGTTAGAGAAAGCTTCTCAAATGCACAAAGGTCAAGCTAAGCGGTTAAGAAAGCTGGGATTTAAGCATGGTGGAGAAATGAAGTATGGTCATGGTGGAGACGTTAAGTATGGTCATGGTGGAGAAGCTGATAAGAAAAAAATGAAGTATGCTAAAGGTGGAGCTATCCATTCTCCTGTAAAAGCTGAGCCTAAAGATGTTCTTAGAACAAAAAGAGGATCAAAGCCTGACTTTCTAGACATAGACAAAGATGGTGACAAAAAAGAATCCATGAAAAAAGCTTCTGAAGACAAAAAGAAAAGAAAGATGAAACATGGTGGAGAAATGAAGTACGGTCATGGAGGCATGGTCAAAAAAATTGTAAAAAAATTAAAGGATAAGTAATGAGTGCTATAATTACAAACTACGAACTCACATTAAAAGATGGAGCTGACCCTAGTACGTCTACGGCTGCTGCAAACCTTAATGCCGATAGATATAGTGAAATTATCCCCTTAGAAAGATCATTCATGGGTGAAATTCATATCCATTTTGCTGCTGGTCCTGTAGGTAACATGATATTTCAAGTTTCTAATGAAGAAGGTTCTCTTGAAGACGAAGGTGTTAATAGGATTAATAGTAATAATATAATTACCAAATGGGTAACTCATACTACTACAGCCGTAGGGTCTACTGAGACTACTTACCGAATAGCTCTATCAGACATAGGAGCACGTTGGGGTAGAATATTCTGGGACTCAACTTCTGGAACTGGAGCAGTTTCTAGTGCTAGAGTAAACCTAAAGGGATATTAAAATGGCAGCTCCTTTTGCAGCTATACTTAAAATGATAGCAGGAGCAGGATTAGCCTCTGCCTATAAGAAGTATGGTAAAAAAGTAGGTAAAGAAGCAGATAAGATGAAGAAAGAAAAAGAGGATAAAGAATTTTTAAAAATGTTGGAGAAGCGAAAACGTGAGAAAAAGAAAAAGTAAATGCCCTTTTTGTCAACAACCTTGTAACAATGAATGGTGCTCATATGGACAGGATAGAAGAAAAACTAGATAGAATAGATGAAAGATTAGATAGCTTAGACAAGAATATGGCTGTAAATAATACTTTGTTAGAGTACCACATAAAAAGAACGAACATGTTAGAAGAAGAAGTTAAACCACTGAAAGGACATGTTCTTAAGGCGCAGGGTGTCTTAGTATTCATAGGAGTCCTGTCCACTCTAGTCGCAGTAGCGGTATCAGTCCTTAATATAATAAAAGTACAATAGTAAAGGATAAAAAAATGGCTAAGAATAAACCAGTACCAACCAACCCTAAATTATATGCTACAGTTAAAGCCATGGCAAAAAGAAAGTTTAAGGTCTATCCTAGTGCCTATGCCAATGCTTGGTTAGTTAGGACCTACAAGAAGAAGGGTGGTGGCTACAGATGAGCCTTAAAAAATGGTTTGCCGAGAAGTGGGTAGACATTGGGAGCAAACGAAAAGACGGTTCGTTCGCACCTTGTGGGCGCACTAAACAAAAGAAGGACGCTAAACGGAAGTATCCCAAATGTGTTCCTATGTCAAAGGCTATGAGAATGTCTGCTAAACAAAAACAATCTGCTGTTAGAAGAAAAAGAATAGCAGAGAAGGTAAGGCAGAGAAAAGGAAAAAGTCCTATAAATGTTAAAACAATTGTGAACAAAAAATGATAATTAAACAGGGTTCAAAATTCGTACTAAAAAGTAAAGATGGGTCAAAAACCCTTGGTACCTTTGATACCAAAGAAAAGGCTATGAAAAGAGAGAAACAAATTAATTTTTTCAAGTACTTAGACAAGAGGAAGAAGAAATGAAGTCTCCTGCATGGACCAGAAAAAAAGGAAAGAACCCAAAAGGTGGTCTGAATGAAGCAGGTAGAAAGTCTTATGAAAGACAAAACCCTGGCTCCAACCTTAGACCTCCTGTAAAACGTGGTGATAATCCTAGAAGGGCAAGCTTCCTAGCTAGAATGGGGAACATGCCTGGACCAGAATATAAAGATGGAAAACCGACTAGACTCCTACTGTCTCTTAGAGCATGGGGAGCAGGGTCAAAAGAATCAGCTAGAAAACTAGCTAAAAATATAAGCAAAAGACTGAAAGCAAAGAAGGAGAGAAAGAAATGATTGAAGTATTAAAATCTATCGGTAAGGCGTTGATATCGTCTCTACTAACTGAAAAGTTTGTAAAAGAGATCATCATTTACCTACTAGAAAAACTAGCCAAAAAATCTGACAACAAGATCGATGATGAGATTGTTGCCAAGATTAAAGAGGCTGTAGAAGTTAAGAAAGAAGAAAAATCACCTGACAGCGAATAGACTGTCCTGTGAGACGTGTAATAACTCTTAAGCTAAAGCCATTTTCTATAAATGCCATGTTTTGCCGTGATAAAAGGCATAAAACGATAGAGGCACAAGAATGGTCATGTTCAATATTAGTGGCACTAGCTTTAAAAGAGAATAAGAAAAAGTTAAAAGAGCTTCGTCAATACTTTGACCCAAAGAAGCATGTCTACAAAGTAGATCTTACCTTTTTCTATCCTAAACATGTTTTGCATAAAAAAGAAGGTGGAATATCAGCTAGGGCGCATGACCTTAGTAATGTAGAAAAACCTCTCATTGATCTAATCTTTTTACCTATGTTTTACGATCGTCCTAGTCCATACGGTGCTAAAAATCTCAATATTGATGATAAGTACATAGTTGATCTAAGGTCTCGTAAAAGAACTGGTAAAGATTTTAGAATTAGGGTTACATTGAATATAAAGGATTTACCGAGTAATTAAGTATCCAATGTAATACCCTATTGCAAACCATATTAGAAACTCAACCACTTGGATTTATCCTTCTTAGGTTTCATACCCTCTAGTTTAGAAACGTAAACAGCTAGATCCCATTCACTCTCTATCTTTAGTTTCTGTAAGATTCTTTGCTTGTATGTGCTTATTGTCTTCGGACTTAAATTCAAGTCGTATGCAATTTGTTTGTTCATCAGACCATCTTTCATTTTTAGTAAGACCTGTGACTCCCTTGGGGAGAGTTTCATTATCTTTTTCGCTGCCATTCCTAGCTCCTTGTATTCTTGTCATTACGTTGTAATAAAACCAATTTAACATTATAACCCCTGATCCAAAATTACGAACATAAGTTCTCCTGTTTTTGAATGTTGGTCTACCATTATACCGCTTTTATGATCTTCTAATAGCTTTTTCCATGCCTTCATACTTTTAGGCAGGTTGACTTGTTTTTCTACTTTGTACTTTTTTAGTAATTCTTCTTCAAAGGCTTTTGCTTTTTCAGAAACTATACCCATGTCTCCTTTTGCATCAAAGAGTTTATCAAAGCCCTCTTTCCATTCATCTAGAAACTTTTTAGCCTCTGACTCGTCAACTGGGTTTCCAGACTGTTTAATGATCGTAACCATCTTGTATCTCCTTTAGGTATAGGGCTACTTTTGAATGTCTGTATCTTGGAACTCGACACTCACCCCATCTGTTTATTTCTCTTGCCCTTATTATCTTTAGTATAGTAACCTCTAGCTTGTCAAGGTCAACTGATGTCAATACTAAAAAATCAAAGGGTGTAGCATTTCTAACTATCTGGTCTGACCTCTGGAATAACCAA